TTTTCTACAATCATAGAAATCTTTTGATCTAATGCCATATTAGTTCTCGCCAATAATAGTTACTTTAGCGTCTTCAGAAGAAAGTAACAGTATTTGTTCTCTTACTGGTTTGACATCTAGATTTTTAGGTTTCCCATCCACCTTAACTTCGATACCAGAGTATGCAGAAGGTTTAAAATTCTCGACAGTCAATATTCCGGTTTCATAATCTACTTTTCCTGCGTTCTTAATCACATCAACCCTAACAGAATCCGAATATCGAAATATTCGAATATTACCAAGTCCATCATCATCGAAATAACTTGAGCTGCCGTTATATGTAAACTCTGAAGATTCTATTGTTCCTGCCGTCAATGAATTATTATATTTTAGAGTAATTCTTTGAGGTCTTTGAGTATTTGGAGTAAATCTCTTTTGGATTTTTATAGAAGATTCATTATTAATGATAGAATTATCTATGTTATCCAAAGCTCTCAGCAATTTTGAAAACCTTAATCTGTTTTCAAATCTTTCTAGATTAGTGGTAGAAAATGATGTTATTTCATCAAGAACCAATTTTTTGATATCACCACTTTTTAGAGAAGTTTCATTTTGATTGTAATAGGTTTTGATATCTAAAATTATGTAAGTAAAATCTGGATCAATAATTACTGGTTCAATGGAAAGCATGCAGCGAGAAGCTATCGAATCTTTAATTTGCGATTTTCTCTGAACTGTCGTGAATAGCTCATTGATAGGTTTTACTGCAATATAAACCTTTCCTGGAGTAGGAGGATCGAAATTTTCCCCACCAAAAGCAATAACAGAATCCAGATCAGACTGCTCATTCAATAATATTCTTTTAAAATCTTCTGCCACAACTGCCCTGTTTTGAGTTTGATAATTTCTAGGGGCATTAAATTTAATACTTTCTACACTTTCAACTTCTCTTCCACCTGTTGCTGCATCAACAGTTGTGACTGAAACGCTAGTGTAAGATTTATCAGTAGAAACTTGTACTGGAGAAAAAGACTTTGCACCATTAGCGGCTGACGAATTATTGACAAGATAATCAACAATTACAATATTATCATTTTTCAATTCTTTTCCAAGAGATCCAGAACCAAACACAATTTCATATTTTCCGTCTGAAGCTTCTTCAACAAAATATATTGGAGTTGTAGATTTTATTTCAGAAATATTTGATGCCACTTTAAAATCTGTCGATGTTAAATCAACTGAAGAATTCTGAACCTTTATTGAAATAGAATCTGTATCAACATTTTTATTTGGGATTATAATTTTAGTTTTATCGACAGAAGAATATGTTACTCTATGTGTCAGTGGGGTTCCTTCTTTAATCAAAGTATCTGCAGTGAACTGACCATTAAGGCTGTCAATAACTAAATCTTCTGGAAGGACGAAAGTGTAGTTTACATTATCAATCACCGAACTGAATGTAGAATTTTTTAGAACTGTTATCCTAGTTTCTGTTGACGCCACTCCATTAAAAGACAAAGAAACTGTAGCTTTAGATCCACGTGAAGAATTTGGAAGATATCCCAATTCTCTCGCTCGAGAGACAACTGAATCTCTCTGTTGTGCTGTGTCTAAAAACATTTCATTGGCAACCATATTTGTATAATATGAGTTGTAATGCGTATTGTATGCTAGAACATCAATTAATGTTCCAATTGTAGAACCCTCAAAATTAAAATCTTTGAATTCATTTCTTGTAGAAAGATAAGTCTTCAGATTATTTCTGATCCCATCAAAATCTAATTCTGTTACTTTAAGATATGTATTTGCATCTGCCATTATCTTACTCTCTCTAATATTACATCTAATATGACTGGATCTGGATCATTCTGTATCATAAATGCAACTGAAACAGCCAAAGTATGAGTTTCTTGATATTCTTCAACCTGAACTGCAATGAGATCTGCTCTTGGTTCAAAGTTGTTTATTGTTTCCTCTATAGAATCTTCCATCAATTTTTTTGTCAAGGATGTAAAAGGTTCAAATAGATAATTTCTGATTCCGCAACCAATTAAAGGCTGGAATGGTCTTTCGTATGCTTCTGTGAGAATAAGACTTTTGACAGACTGACGTACTGCCTGTCTGTTTGTTTTCTTCGTTAAGAATCCAGTAATGGGATGAGCTGTGAAGCTCATATCTATGTCACTGAATATTTCTTCTTTTGGTTGAGGCATTTTTTATCTCTTGTATTTCTTTTCTTCTTTCAGTACATAATTTAGAAATTTCAACAAGAGCTTTTCTTGCTCTCGTGCCAGCTGTTTTATTGTTATTATCGAAACTCTCACTTTCACGTACATACGTTTCAAAGAGGTTTACCAAATTATCATGAATGTTCATAATTTTTTCCTTGACGTTCACTTCAATTATAGTATAATAAGACTGTAGTCTTTAATGTCTATTTAGGCATTACCTGCTAATACCTTTATTGCTCCTTCGGTAAGTGATCCTGCATCTGCATTATCACTTATTCTTGCAACCTTTGCACCCGCAACATAAACGTTTGGTGCACTTCCTATAATACTCGCAACATGATCTCCGCAAGTTGGTGCAGCTATTCCATGAGCTACAGTATTATCTCCCAATCTTGCAATTAACTTACCTTCAGCGAAAACTGTAGATTGTCCAGGAGTATCTAAAGTTGTTGTTTCAGTGCAATCGTGACCTGTAGTCAATGCATCACTTTCTCTTGATATCCCCTTAGTGGTCATGCGAATATTCCACTTAACCATCTAGGAGAATACTTACTTCTTCCGTCCATTCCCCAATGTTTTGCAGCTTGTTCTGAAACATTAACGCCTGCTGCAATATCTAAATGTATTCCTGTTCCACTCATATATTTTGCTCCCGCTCCAGCTGATAATTTATCTCCAGCTATATCTTTGCATGCGCTTATAAATGCTTTAACCTTTGCGGTATCTGTATGGGTTTCTGGTCTATCAGTTCTATATTGATATTTAAATTCTCTCGTATAGAGATATACATCAACCCCATATCCATTATCATGCCTTACAGAGCCAGTTCTATTTATTCCGTTTCTCGCATTTGGAGAAGATTTAGCTACTTGACCACCACTAAATATTATGACATCTACATTAACTTTTTTTGCTGCAGACATTAATATATTTTCTAAGTCGGCGACAATTTTTGTATTTCTAATTTTTCCTGAGATTCTATATTCTACTTGCCCTGCATTAGTGCCTTCGCCACGTGGTTGTATTACACTAACTTCTGGAGTTTCTGGAATATATATATTTCCTTCACCACGATATACTGACGCCGCTCCAGAAGTTTGACCTAGATTGCTGGCCATAGTAATTGCTTGTGTGCTTCTAGAAGTTTCACCATTTGGACCAATAGCCGTGTACTGAGGAAGTGGGAAATCAAAATCAAACTCCATCTCGCCAAGCTCTGTTTTAAATATTTCTAATTCACTGTCTGAAAAATCTGCACTGGGAATAGGAGAAATCGTCGCCGCCGATGCTCCTGTATCATTCATTTTAATGGTGGATCCATAAAGTGTCATTCCACTTTTTGAATTTAAATCCATCTCTGAGCCAGCGTGTATATTCATTTTCGAAGTCGATTTAATATTGACTTCTTTTCCTTTAAGGTTTAATATATTTTGAGTCGTGGCATTAATATTGCCAGAAGCTGCAAGTGTTACTGATGCATCAGCTTGAATATAACAATCTGATAAAGACAATAAAGAAACAACGCCAGTAGATTTAATATTTGTTCTTCCCTCAGTTTTAACGCTTACATCCCCAATTGATTCTATCGCTACTTCTTCTCTTGCCCCAACATAAGCTGAACCGCCGACAGAGGCACGCATATCTCCACCAATATCCAGAGAAGCATTTCCTTCAATTCCTATATGCAATTCTGTCCCTTGTTGATGCAATTTATTTGCAGCTATAACAATATGGCCATCTGGATGTATTTCAATATACGCTCCAGATCTATGTTGGATGTTTATTCTTTCGTGATTTGGAGTATCATCATATTCGATAAGATGACCAGACTCAGTCGCATGAGAATGATTGTATGGGTATTGAGCATTGTATGGATCAGATAAACCTCCAGCCGAAGGTTTTTTTCTTTTAATGTTTGCCCCACCACCTTCTGCATTTACATTTAAATTTTCTGGTGGTGAATCTGATTCTGCAGGCTGGTCTAGATTTGCTGTTTGTAATTCTAATATAGAATTTTTAATTTTATCTAAATCAGCTTGTGTTTCTATATCAACATTATTTTTAGAAATTGACATTATACTGTAACTCCTGGACGAAAGTCTAGTTTATCTTCAGGTGTTCCGTCCAAGAATAATCTTTGTTCAGATATTCTTCGGTTGACTAACCCATTGACAATTTGACCACTTGCTTTATTATATAATAGTAATGCTTCAGAAATTTCTCTATTACTTCTTTTTCCGTTATCGGTTAATGTGCGAAGAGTTCCTGATCCTAGATTATATGCAAAACTGGTTAAAGCATCTTTTTGTTTACCGGACCAATTATATTTCCAAGTACCGTTCCATCTTTCAACTTGACTTGCAAAACTAGATAAGTTACTTTCAAGCCTAGTCTTTGCTTCTTCTTTCGTGATAACTTCAGAAGCAGAATTTGCCTTTGTTCCATATCCAATGCTGTATTGTTTATGATCCCAAAAAGCTTTTGGCGAAAATCCCTCAAAGGAAGCAACAATATCTACCAATCCTGCTCCAAGATTTACGTTATTGGATAAATCTTGCGTGTCATATGGATCGATACCTCTAGATCTCGAATTAGTGGCTGGTCCAGTTTCTCTAGGATAAACCCCATTTGGATCCTGAAATCCTCCTTGAGAAGAAAACCCATCATTGTATCCAGGAAGTGATCCCATCACTACAGGTTCTTGTGCTCTATTTCCATCTAAGAAAAATCCTAAAACCCAAGAACCTTCTATTAATCCTGTAGGAGAACTTCCTACACCACTTATACTTGCGCTGGTTGCTGGCATCATAACCATTGCCCAAGGTAGTCCTTCTATCGGAAGATCTGCAGTGTTCTCAGTATGATATCCAAATATTCTTACTTGACATCTGCCTAGCTTTGCTGGATCGGCTCGGTTCTCGACCACACCAATCCACCATACAAATCCATTATCCGAAAGAGTATTTTTCATTTATTTTTTACCGAAAGCTTTCTTGATCGCAGCCTTCATAGTTTTTTTCTTTTTACCGGCTTTTTCCTTCTTTTCTTCGACTAATTCTTGAGGTTCTGGCTCTTGTACAGGCTGAACATCAGGTTCAATTACTTCTTGCAAAAATTCTTGTTTTCTAGGTAATGGCATGATTTTCTCCTTTATACCGTTCTTTTTAATACTGTAGATTTTAATTCTGGCACATATTCTGCCTTATATGTATTCCCGTCAGATAATGTGACTTCTGACGTAGTAGATTTATTCTCAGATATCTCTACAACTTTTTGTGCGTCTTCAACATTTAACACTTTTTTTGTATCTACATTTCCACCAAGTTTATTTAATTTATCAGATTGAGATTCAAATCCAGTAGCTCCGGAAAACATTTTGTCTGAAATGTTTGAAATGTTTCCGTTCATATTAACTGTAGCAGGTTGAGTGTAAAATGTATCTGCTCCACCATCTCCGAGTGCTTGGTTTACTGCAAATCTTGCAGCCTCAGATATTACTCTTGATTTGACGTCATTAAATGTTTGCGACTCTGCACCTAATGATGAAAGAGCTGAAGTGGGATTATTATAATTGAATGCATTTGTTCCAGAGTCTATCATAGGAAGTACACCGCTGACATCGGGAAGACTTGCTTGTGACTGTTGGTATTCATCTTCTTGTATGCCAGCCTCTTTCACGCACTCTAAAATAGTATTGAATTTATCTCCAGAACCTTCTATCATATGCCTAACAGAAGTAACAATATATCTTCCACTTAAAGAACCATCGTCTTTTTCTTTTTGGTCTAAATCGTTTGATGATGATGGTATTCTAAGGAGTAAAACATTTCCAACATTAATATTACTATCTCCTGGAATATCAACTGTCACTATTGTGCTATTAAGATTTAATATAGCTGCGACCTTTTTCCCCATAAAGTTCGTTTTTTGACTGGGGGTGACACCTTCTCGAGAAAATCTAGAATCTATATCATGGCCAATTCTAGAAGTAGTATAGAATATTGCGGGGGAAGATGTTTCTCCAACTTGTCCTAATGCAGAAACCTGTTGAAGTTTTGGCAACGAAGAATTAGACTTAGAATAATTAAACTCGGAAACGTTCCATTGTCTCCGCATTATATCTAATTGATAGTTTTGGTTTTTAAGCATCCCTCCGGTGACATTATCATAAAAACTATTTTGTTTATCTATAGAGTATGAATTGATTTTATAGAAGTCACTGTCGTCATCAAAGCTTTTTGGTTGATAGACATATTGTCCTATAGGATCTTGGCTCACTAAATTTCTAAGATCTTTAAATTTAAACCCTTGACTATCTTCGAAAAATACATAATATGGCACACCAATATCATTATCAGCTTCGTGTGCTAACATATTAATAGATTCTATGGGAGAAAGCATAGGAATAACCATTTTCTGATTTCCTGATGTCTCATCTATTTCTACGGTTTTAATTACATCTACATTTGCTATCCTGCCCACATCATATAATTTTTGAGCCGAGCTATTGTATACATAATTATCAATAATATCTTTTACCATTTCTGATATAAGTTGTCCACCATTTGTTCCATATGCCCTTGATATATGATATCCAACATTTTGGTATAATTCTATACTTGATCCATGGATTAAATATATTTCCCTATTGTCGTTCATTTTAACTCTATCGGAGACTTCATGAAGAACAAATAGATGATTTAAATATTCAAGAGAATCTTCTGCAGACTTCCAAGAAACTGCTAGAAGTTCTCCTCCAGTAAATCCACCAGCAATAGAATTTAAAAGTGCAACCGAATCTTGTATACTTATTTCTGCCCTCATAAAAGGTTCTGCTATAGATTGATATATATCAAGTTGCACCACTAGTTCGCTGACGTCAATCAATTGATTTCCGGCAGTTATTAAATTAATAGTTGCAATTTCTATATCACCAGCATGGCGATAACCTGTTCTAGACATCAGATACCACTTCTAATAATAGTTTTTACTTCAGATTCGAGTTGAGGGAGAAACTTTGGATCTAAAAGATTAATGCTTCTCTTTGCATCATTTATCTCAACTTCATAGTCATATTGGGTTACAGATTTTCTTTCTGCCGGTGCCAAAGTATTATACTTAGTTAAATCAATAACATGATATTTTTCTTCTGTAACTATTCCATCAAATGTAATTTCTTTTGGTTGATATATCCAACGATACTCATGTACTGTACTTTGCGCTGATGCTATTGAACCATATTTTTGAGAAACATAATCATTAAACATAGGATCAAACATTGGCCATTCCCAGATTGGATCTTGTATATCATTATAATGTAATACAACCCAAGCCCATTTAGAATTACCATAAAATTTATTTGCTATAGTATCTGGTCTGTCGCCAGCCTGTATATCATACTTATGAAACGTTCCGACTTTATTTTTCACAGAACTTCTTATTTTAAATCTTCGCAGTATATTTTGAAGATATACTGTCTTTCCATCACCTTTTAAATCATGCGCTGTTGTGGGAAAATAACTGAAGTAATTACTCATCCTGCTCCTCCAGAAACTGATGCAGGCGATATGCCTTCATTTGTAGACTCTTTAGTGATAATTTTTGTTTCTTGAAACCCTAGTGTGATCTCAACTGAAACTGGAGCGCCTGTTTGCTCAAAAAACAATGGCATATTTTCCCCATTATAGTTGACGCTAAAGTTTTTAAGAACGCTGTTATGTATTTTATATAGATAAGGTTGTATTTCTGGAGAGAATGAAATATCAAACTCATCCGGATAATCAAATGCTAGTGATCCTGCCTTATAATTTGGATGCATATGAAACTCAAAGGCTTTGATAATATTATCTAACATTATAGATTCTTCTTGGCTTCTTGCTGTAAACTTATAACTGAACTGATGTTCTCTAAATCCAACACCTTTAAATAGTACCGCCATATGAGGATTAATAGCTGTTCCCTCATTAAGCATCAAACCTTGCACAACATTCTCTGCACCACCGATACCCAAAGCTGCACCCACAACCCCAGCAGCTATTCCGGCTCCTGCCACTCCAGCTGCAGTTGCTCCTGTTGCACCTAATCTCACAGCATCGTCTGCAGAAAGGTTTTTATTTGCCATTGTATCGAGTGCTGAAGTCAATTTATTTTGTATACCTGTAGCAATATCTGTCATTGCTTGACTAGCCTGTGCGCCGCTGATTTTTCCTGCTGCTCCAGCTCCCAGTAATCCTAGTTCTTGATTATCATAGTTTGCAGAGTATGATGTTTGTAAGTTGTTGGGAACTGGAAGTGCTATTGTTCTTAATGTTGATTTACTAGCAATTTGTCTTGTGCGGGATTCACGTGTTGATTGAAACACCCTAAATACCATAAAGTGATCACCATCTAAATCTCTAGGAAAGGACAATCCTTGGTATCTTCTCGCATAAAGTGATCTTAGTGCACTTGAAAATAGGTTGCCTGCCTGCAGCTTAGATTGGATCAGGTTATTGAAGTTTGCATTTATTGAGAATCCATCGCTACCTAATGAGAAACTTAAACTATTTCTCATATCTGCAACATTCCCCTGCGTGCTACTTGCAGGTGGACTAGAAGAATTTAAAGAAGTTCCTACATTAAAGTTGATAGCCATGGGATTTCCTTATAGAAGTTCCTCTTATTTATAATTGAAAAAATGAGCAAGTATTACAAAGGTCGTTATAAACCAAAATTTCCTGAAAAATATAAGGGTGATCCAAGTAACGTCGTATATCGAAGTTCTTGGGAACTAAACTGCATGACATATTTTGATAAGAATCCGGATATAATCTGGTGGGCATCAGAAGAATTAATTATCCCATATAGATCTCCTATTGATGGCAGAAAACATAGATATTTTC